GTGTACTTCCGGCACAAGAAAAAGCCGATGTGTTTCGCGTGCGACCGCTGGGAAAATATCGAGGACAATATGCACGCGATCGCCAAAACGATCGACGCTCTCCGCGTCATCGAGCGATGGGGGTACGGCCAGATGGTCGAGCAGGCATTCACGGGATTCACCGCTCTGCCCGCCCCCGAGCAGCCGTGGCAAGTACTCGGACTCAATACTAGCGCCCCTACACGAGCGCAGATCGAGGAGGCCCACCGTCGGCTGGCTATGCAGCACCATCCAGATCGAGGCGGAGATACGCAACAAATGGCCAGAATCAATGCCGCTCGAGATGCACTGTACGAGCGGTTGACTTCAGTTTAGTGCGACGGGTTAGTAATGGCCGAACGCTGTATGTGTTGTGACAAAGCGGCAGAATATGCCTGCGATGCTATGTCCTGGAGCCGGACGAGAGCCCGGCCCCCGTATCGTCTACGAGAGCCTTGAGGCCCCTAGCAATTATCAACGCACGCATCTACTACTCAGTATTGAGTTGACACGTGGGCTTGGATCTACCCAAAAACCAATAGCCTAGCCAAGCCACTAAGCAATCGAAAAACCAGTGGGCGGACTCGGCTGAATGACTGGCTGTGGAATCGAGAACGGAATCTCAGAGGTCCACGCGCTGGTAGCCTGAGCTCCACCCAACGTGTCAGTCTGGTCCACGGCGGCCCAGTAATTGCCGGGTGCAAGCGGCTTGCCGAGAACGGCCGCGATCTGCGCCGGAGTTACGCTGGTAACGCCAGCGGCGAGCTGCACCACGAACTGATAGTTACCGGCGGCATGCGTCGTATCGCCATCGAGCCTAATACCAATCGTAGCCGCCGACTCCGTCTCGCCCGTCGGCAGAGGCGTGCCCGTAATGTCGGTCGTCGATAATGTGAAGGATAACCCCTTGACCAGGGGAGTAAAAGTCGTAGTCATAAGTCACCTCTTGGTTGTAACACTGGGGGTAATACGATTGAGCCGATAGCATGCCGGAGATTGATCGCGTGCCGCACTTCGTCGAATGTCTTCGCCATTGGCGTATTGGTCTCTCGGCAGAATTCGTGGTCGTGTATCAGATTGGATACCAACATCCAACAGTAGTCATGGTGTCGATCGCACCAGAACCGAAGCACTAAATCAGCCGGCCCCTGGATTATCCAAGCGCTGATCTCGATACCGCGCAGAGCCTGGATCAGCTCTTTGCGCGCATTCAGCTGATTTTTGGTGGGCACACGTCGTCGGCGATGACAGACTGGGCGCGCAGTATGTCGCCTCGGACGGCATTACGGCAATGCTGAGGATTGAGCATGATAGCGTTGATGATCGGGGCAAGGATGCGGCCACGCAACTTGCCTTGGGCCTGCGCAGTGCCGGCTCGTCCGGAGAGGGTTTCGCCGGGGCGACCATTGAGGTAGGCGGATGCTAGGATATCCCAGCCTAGGGCCACCTTAAAGCACCAGGAGGAGCGGCCGGCGAGCACGATCGGCAGGACGACTAGGACCACGAAGAGCGCCAAGCCGATCATTTGGCCGCCGCCGCCGCGAGCGCGCTGTCCTTTTTTGCGCTACCGAGCGAGGAGCCGAAATAGAAACTGACCACTCCGGCCCAGGCTGTGCCGAGTGAGCCGAGCATCACCAGAAGCGCATCCCCGCCCACGGCCGGCTTGCCGTTCCAGAGCATCACGCCGAGAACACCAAAAAATCCGATGGTGATCGCATAGGCGAGGATCGCCGGCGTGCCATCCTTCAACGCCACCTCGCGCGCTCGGGCGTTCGCGATGTCATCGTAGATGAGCTTGTCGTCCTGGATCCCGAGCGTGCTCATCTGGACCTGGAAGTCCTGCTCGGCCTTCTTGATGGATGACAATTGATCTGGAGTGGCCGCCACGAGCGCTGCTGAGGTGGCTTGGTCATCGGTCGGAGGCGTGCCCAGGATCGCAGAGAGCGCGGTCGCTGCGAGGCCTCCGAAGGGGCCAAGGGTCGCCCTAGCGATCGTCGGCGCCACGGTCTGCAGAACATGCAGCGCGTCTTTTGCCAAATTCATGCGCGTGTACCCCCTGAGGTGAGATGTAGCCAGGAACACAGTAACTATGTCAGGAATAGAGCTTTCTCCAACTGGCGCCGACGCTCCAGTCCCGCATTCTCAATCCCCCTCACCTCATCCCATTTCTGAAACTGCTCCGCAGCCGACGTCGTGTCGTCCGCATTGAGGAATTTCAGCAGCGTCGATCCGCCTAGGCCTCGCGCTCCGGTGCCGACGTTGAAACAGAAGATCACGAGCGCGTCGAATTGCGTTTGCGTAAGCGGCACGTGTACGAGGAGCCCAACGGCCTGCTCAAACCGTTGCAGATCCTGCCGTAGCCATTCCTTGGCCTGCTCCATCGTGCAGGTCATCCCCTGGTGCACGTCCCCGGTATGACCGTATCCGATCGTCCAGACGCCTCCAGAGTCGAGGTATGCATGCGCCTCGAAGGTCTCGGCGAAACAGAGTATGGCGAGACCGAGGGGTGAGAGTTTCACGCGTCATACCCTCCGCGCCCATTGTCCTGGTGCACGATTACGTGAGTTGGCCCGAACACTCCCCACTTCATAGTTTTTTGGCCCTCTCTTCGAGTATCTCAGTGATCGCCACCCGCTTCTCGAGCGTATCGATGACTTTTGCCTGCGCATGGAACGCGCCGCGGATCCCGGTGTCGTGCGTCCCAATATCCTGCTTACACCGCTCCATGTCCTTATCGACAGCTGTCACTTGCCGGCTAAGGGATGCGAGCTGATCACTCACCGCGTAGAGCCGAGTGGCGATGAATCCCAATATCATGGTCTCTATGGAGACGATGATCCCTAGGCCCCACATCAGGGCCTCCATGGGTCAATCCTTAGGTCTAGGTCTGGTAGCCTCGACGATGAGACGACCGAGGAACTCGAGGTCGTCCTGGTCACCCTTGATCGAGCCTTTGACAGAGATCTGCTCTATGCGGTCTCGAGCTCCGGAATTGGTGGGGTAGAAACACGAATTCATCACGACCGGAATCAGGATCGCGATTTTCTCATGTATGGACTGTTGTATTACGCCGCCGGCGCCCATGTCATTTCCTTTCAGAGGGTTTAGTCTGTTTGAACGATTCAGCGTCAGGATTGCCCTGCGGACCACGCGTGTAGTCTCCTGGTAGTACGAGCCCGGCCCGGTGCGCGACAACCGTCCAGTCGTCGAGCTTCAGTTCGGTCATTCTATATTGCCGGTCGAGGCTTTCGAACGCTCTCTCCATTTGCGCCCGCTCGGCGATATCCAGACCCATCACGACGCCACAGGCACCGATCACGACGGCCAGGATGATGATCACGAGCAAGGTGGCGCCCTCGAAGCCGAAGCGCACGTTGTTGACGTTCGTGAGGCCGCCCTGAGCTCCGCTGACCGTCGTGCAGTTCTCCGGATGGACCTGAGTTAGTGGAACACCTTGGCTTCGAGGCGGGACGTTCGCTCCTCCTCGGCCCGCATCCTCTGCAGCATCGCCTCCTTGTCTTGCTGTCTCGCCCCCTCGCTGTCGATCTGCCTCGTCTCGATCGACGATAGACGCGAGTTCACCAATGACTGCTCCCAGATGACTCCGGCAATCCCCAAAGGGATCAGGCCCGCGACGATGGTCAGGATCCACTTTTGCCATGATGGGGGCCTTTCGTAGTACGAGCCGATATGGAGGGCGGTACGAGGTGCGTAATCCGGATCGGGTCCCCGTTCCCGGTGGTCACGCATCTCATTGCTGTGGCGTTCAAAGATGCCGCAGGCTTTCCAGAGGATCGTCGCGGCCTGGTCCAGCAGGGATTTGTGTTCGGGATGTTGAGCCGGAACCGACACAGGTCGAGAAAGGTCGCTGAAGATCGTCTGCGCGCTCATGAGACTCCTGGGCGGGCCCGTCTGGACTGCGCGACAGCGTAATATAGCGTGAGCTTGAGGTCTACCGAGCTATGTATATCGGAATATTACGAGCCCATCGTGACCTGCAGTCGGGTTTATGTTGGGCGACGACGAGCCGCCCATTCCACCATTGGCTCCAGTGCCATTGATGCCGACCGTCCCAGACGCTCCGGGCCCACCGGCTTGCCCTGGACCGCTCCCTGCGGTACCTGTTCCGCCTGTCGTATTGGCGGCAGTGCCACCGCTCGCCGATCCGCCGGCGCCTCCCGCGCCTCCGGAATTCACGCTGGCCACGCCACCTAATCCACCGGTCCCGCTCATGGTGGTAATGCTGAACGTGCCGCTGCTGACTGACGAGGCGCCCCCATTACCTCCATTGGTGGGGGATCCGCTGTTTACGCCAGCTGCCCCAGCCGCCCCGATCACCACATTGATTGTCTTACCGCCGCTTCCCACCACGGAAATTGACGTGCGATTGTACCCCCCTGCGCCACCTCCGCCGCCGCCGCCCGTACTCGTTCCGCCGCCTCCTCCCGCGGCGTCCCATCTCTCGACGACTAAGTTAGATGCGTTCCCCGGAATCGTCTCTGTAAATGATCCAGCGGTGTTGAATGTATGGGTGACGGCTATGAATGTGCTCTTTGCTCCTAGCAGGACATTAAGAATTCCGGTCATGTCAGGCCGGCACCGGATATGATGGCAGTGTTTGAGAGTTGAAAAATGATCGTTGCCAAACCTATGCTACTCAGAGTTCTATTTCCTGAAGTGACGCCATTTCCAGCCCAATATAGATTGACGCCAGTTCCCTGAACGATGGTGTAGGTATTAGTGCCGTTGCTGGCAAGCACGCTCACAATATCACCAGCTGAAAAAATTCCATTGGGAACCGTCAAAGTCTGTCCAGTAGATCCATTCAAAACTACAGTCTTTCCTCTGTCAGACAACTGTAGTGTGTAGTTAGACGATTGAGTATTTGTGGGTGTTCCACGCCATCCAACATCCTGTAGAGTCCCTCCTTGATCGATAGCCTGTGTTAGTCCATCACCCCGAACCTGAAAATACTCCGTACCTCCTGAAGAATTAAACACATTGAAAGCCACATCCGCAGAGGTGGTGCCTGCCAATACAGTGGCGCCAATGGACTGCCCGGATGTACCAGATCCTTGGAAAACCGCAGCCGGCGAGTTGGCATGACCATTGACCGTCAGGGCAAATCCAGAGGTCGGGACGGGAATATTGACAGTTCCAGTGCCACTGATTGTTAGACGCGTAGAACCACCCGTCGCGAAGGAAATCTGCTGTGCGGTAGATAAAGTGAATGCGACTCCTGTCGCATCCGCTACGGAGAATGTCAGCGCTGGATTGTTTGATCCGCCAGTCCTCCCCCATAGCGTAATATTGCCATCCGTCGCGCGAGTCAGATTGAGCTGCTGCTTCCAATTGAGGGTAGCATTGGGGATGTTCTGGCTATCGATCGTGAGACAATTCTGGATACCTGCCGCGAAGTCATTATCCTCAAGATCGAACTTGGTGGAAGAGATGGGGAGACCGGAGTTGGCATCGTTGCCCCAGCTTGCATATCCTCTTGTGTATGTTCCACTACCGTTCCAGGGCACGAGTCACCTATTGAGGGTTTGAATTCTGTGCGGCGCGGTTGATCGCGGCTCGCATGGTCGTTCCGGCGATCTCGCGCGCACCCTGGCTGGTCCTGGCTTTGAGTGCCTCCGCGAGCTGCTGAGCGTAACGCTGCGGCGCGGTCTGCCCGGCCAGGATGTTTCGACCGGTTTGCGTGCCGATCATGCCCAGCGCACCGGCCGCGCCCAATGCCGCGGGAATCTGCGCACCTGGGACAAAGTGATGGATAGCCAGCCCCGCACCGGCGAGTGCTCCAGTGGTTCCGTGGGATGCGCCAGTGCGAGGATTTCGCTCGGTGAATATGTCGCGGCCGGCGCTCGACCAGTCACGCATGAGGCCCCCGCCGCGAGCGTATTGGTTGTCCTCCGCCGCCGCCTTGACTGCCTGCGAGAGCTGGGCCGGCGTAAATCCGTGTGTTTGGTCGCCGCCTCGCTTAATGGCATCTCGGATGATCGCCAACTTCGGGTAGGCGTCATTGGCAGTCTGGAGAGCCTGCGCCGCATCTGCCGGGATCTGCTCGTTGATTGAGTCGGTGATGCGATCCCTCGCAGATCTCAGCAGTTGAGCATACTTCTTCCCCGCCTGATCAACGCCTGCGCCTCGAATCTCCTCGTTGACTGCGGAGCGCAGCTGAATGAGGTGCTCGCTTTTCCAGCCACCCGTAGAGTTGGCTTTTTCACCGATGGCGTCTATTTTTCCCTCGAGGAAATCTTGAGCATTTTGGCGAATATCGGCGCCCGCGCCGACAGTCCTATCGTTGGCCGCTTGCCTTAATGCATCGGCCAGTCCTTGATTTCGTGAGGGGATGGCTGGCTTGACCGGAAATCCCTCGGCCGCCTTGTACAGCGGACCGTACGAATCCTGTGTCTCTTTGAACAGCTCATTGGGGTCTAGGCTCTTGCTCTGTAGGACATGCCCCGGCGCCGCTGACTCCTCGATCACCCCGCGCTGGAAATCCTGCTGAGACTGCGTGCGGGCCTTCTCGACGATATTTCCCACTACCGGGACGCCGCGTACGTTCTCTTCGATCTTGTTCCAAATGCCTTCCGGGTTCATCTGGCCGGGAGTGAGACGGACCCCTTCGTCGATAAGCTGCTGAGCCTCAGGTGTGCGCCTCAGTCCATATGCCAGCTTTTGCCCGGCGGTCATGGTGGCTGGCAGAGCGAGTCCAGTGACGGCGCCAGTGAGCGCGCCTTCGCCCCTCTGGCCGGGATCCGCCATCAATGCACCCTGTCCAGCGCCCTCCGCGGCACCTGTAATGAAAGGATTGGAGATTGCCTTCGCACCTAACGATGTGGCACCGATAGCGCCTTCGGCGCCCATAGTTGCCGGGGCCAACATCGAGGTTTCTCCAACCAATGACCCAAATCTCCCGGCAGGCTGGCTCATCAGCGGCGCATCCAGCTGCCTGGCATTCTCGAGGTCCTGGTCCGACTCCAATCCGATCAGATTTCCCGCATGACGCACGACATTGGTCATGCCGCGACCGATGCCCTCCAGCGTCATCTGGCCCTCGCCCTCGCCATATACCGGGCTGTTCTTCGGGATGGCGTATGGGTTGCCGGGTTTGACGCGGCCGATTTTCCACTCGGGGCTGCCCGGATCGAACTCGTCAAATGGATTGGCAGCCGAAGTAGCGGAAGTAGCGCCAGTAGCCGGTGACGTGTCGAACTCGTCGAATGGGTTAGTAGCCATCGGGTACATACCCATATTTCTGCTGGAAGAACGGCTTCAGCTCGGGATGCTGGGTAAGCTTGTCGAAGGCCGCTTGAGGGATATTCAAGCCGCGATCCTTGGCCAATTGAGCTTGGCGCTCGGTATCGTGCTTCATCGCAAAACTCTGCATCGAGTGAGGCGACGCGGGCCCCGAATACCATCCCTCGAACCGCAACGGATCATGCCCGGCGTCGATGTACCGCTGGTAATCCTGAGATCGCTGTTTCTGGTATGCCATGACCACGGCCTGCTGCTTCAACAGCGCCTGTGCCGCCTCGCGAGTCTGCTCCGTCGAAGGACTGGCCTCGTTCTTCTGCAACATCACCTCGGATGAGGTCATGCGAGGCCCGTAGATTCCCTTGGCGCCGTTCAGCGCGATCGTCACGAGATTCTTGTTGGCGATCTGGGTATTGGTCGCGGCTTCGCCATCGAAGATGCTGGGCGCGAGCTGATGTAGCACTGCCTGCACGTGCGTCATTTCCGAAGATAGCGGCCCCGCATTGGACTTCTCGAGCGCCTTCTGTGCCTCAGAGATGCGCATCAGCGTGGCGTCGGCCAAATCGGATTCGCCATTGTACTTCTTGTAGAGCTCGACGCGATCCTTGGCCCTGGCGTCCTGCATGACCTTGTCATCGATGGATGGACCGCCCAGTCCAGACGGTGCGGCAGCGCGCGGTGCGTCCGGGAATGGATCCGGCTTGTTAGCTGGACCCGGTGCCGATGGCATTTGCGGTGCCGGGGGAGAACCGAAGTACTGTTTGGGCGTCTGAGGCTGTCGAGGCATTGAGCCGCCGCCCTGAGGAGAAGGGGCGGAACCTTGTTGTCTTGCGCCCGGCGGAGGTCCAAGCACGTCGCCAGTCCATCCAACTCTACTGCCCCCCCCTTGTGTCGGGAAAGTGCCTTCGGTATTGGCATTTTTCGCCGCAGCCTCTGCTGCCGCCAAATCTGCCGCCTGCTTGTTGTATCCCGGAATAGTCGACGAGGAGACATTTCCCTGGGCATCCAATGACAGATGCTGTCCCGGGCCGCCTTGGGGTAGCTGCCTCCACTGTCCGTCGGGGCCCTGAACCCAGCCACCCGGCCGCGCTTCGATTGTGGCCTTCTTGACGTTCTCTGCGCGTAGCATTGCCATGGCGCGATTCGGATCACCGCCCGCCGCCGCCAGCGCAGTCCGCCATTCCGGCGTGCCCGCGAGCAGCTCAGCATACTTGGCTGGATCCTTCACATAGGCCTGCATGGCTACGGCTGATGGTATCCCCGCCGGATTCATCGGGTTTTGCGGCGTCGTCTGCGGCTGACTCGCCGCGATCGTCTGATCCAAACTCGCGCCAGGCAGACGACGCACGCTCGGCTGCACGCTTTGCTCATCCGGGAATGAAGATGGAGGCTGCGCTTGTAGCGGCGTCCCTTGCGTCGTCTGTCCTCCTGGCGCGAAAGCTTGCATCCCTTGCGAATATTGCTGGGTGAGGGCCGGCACCGCCTGATTGAATCCACGGCGCGACATGAGCGCCTCCGCGAGCTTCGACAGCGCGGTAATCGGACGAACTCGAGCAGCTTGGTAGTACTTGCCACCCCCGCCCGGCTGCTGAAGGTCTGCACTGGCCGGACTTAGTGACATGCCCTGCAACGCCTGGGCGAGCGCCATCTGCCGCTGAGTCTGGAGCCACTGACCCGGATCAACTCCAGGCGGAATGGCTCCCATGCTGCTTGAATCGGCCATCAGCTATGATCTCCGTCTTCTGGCCATGCATTCGCGGGATAATTCGTCTCGATTTGCGGCCCATTCTCATTGGTGCCCGTGCCCGGTTGTCGATCCTGCGGGCGCGGCGGCGCCTTCGGCCTACGCTTCGCGGCCTTCAGCGCCAAAGCCAACTTCTGCAGGTTAGGTGCCAGCACCGCTGCCCCCATCCGGGACGCCCATGCCTGCCGGAGACGGGTCACTGGCGAGCGAGGTGCCTTGCGACGGCACAGGCGTTTGAGGCTGCTGTTGCCCCTGTACCTGCTGCTGGAGCTGCTTCTGTTTCTGCGCCCTCAGCAATGCCACGATGAGCTGCGAGGCCGCATTGACGCCGCCGGCCGCCATGTTAGCTCCCTGCGGAGCGCCAGCGCCCAATGACTGCTGGGCCGCGTCAAATCCAGACAGAGGATTGGCGCCGCCGAACTGCGATTTGTACTGCGCTAACATCTGCTGGACCTGTTGTGGTGACATTGACATAGTTATGCTCGTGCGTAGTCGACGTAACGGGTGCCGTGTCGGTCTTTAGCCACTGCATCCGGAGTGATCTTCTCGGCTTCCTGGGCTAGCACGCCAACCTGCTTCGGCTCATCCTTACCCTGGAAATTATATCGGTAGGTATACAGCGCATTGCCACGCGGAGTCTTAGCGCCAATCGGCTGTATGTCGGTTTTCTCGCGCTTGTCCGAGAGGATGAATGCAGCCGCGACCGACGCCAGCGCGCCCAGGTCTGCATTTTGACTTGAGACGTTGGCGTTGTAGCCAGCGAGCTGTCCTTGATACTGATTCTCGAACGCCTGCATGATATTCGGTGCACCAACGCCACCACCATTTCCGCCACCACCAGATCCGCCGCTGACTCCACCTACTGCGGCCGCGCCGGCCGGATTGCTTCCCACAAGCGAGAGGTAGTTCGCTATCGGGCCGCCCTGCGCCTGATTTACATCGCTGATTTCCTGGCCCTGAGCCTGTAATCCCTGCCCGAACGCCTGGTTCTCGGCCTGTGAGTACGCATTGGATCGGTCCGCTTGGAATGCCTGCATCGCGTTGTCATAGGCGGGAGTGCCCGGGGTCGCGCCTGAATTGCGTAGCGACGCATCGAGCTGCTCCTGATTCTGGGTCCAATGCGGATCCATTGCGGCCGTCTCAGTGCCATACGCTGCCTTCATGGCCTGCTCCCCGAACAGCCCGTTCTGTCCTTCGGTGGGCATCTGATAGCCGTTCAGGACCTGCCCGACATTCGAGCCGGCCGCCTCGCCGAGCCCCTGTGATTGACCGGCCAAACTCTCTCGCCCTGATAGCAAGCTTTGCTCTACCGGGGATAGCGTTTGTGTCTCGGTGTACTGAGGGGCGATCGAGTCGTTTGCGTTGAAATTACCTGTGGGTGTCGTCCCAGATCCATACCCAGGCGGCGCTCCTCCATACCCTTGGACACCCCTAAGCTCTCCCCCGATGCCAGAGGGAGGGACTTGGTAGGGCGATGGAGGCAGGGCCTGGGTGCCGGCACTTCCTCCGTAGGGAGTAGCGCCGATACCGGAAGGGTTGACGCTCCAGGTGCTCGATCCAAACGGCGTCACCTGATTCACATCTCCCAGCGCGGCGTTGTAGTTGGCGGCCTGAGTGCCATATTGGTATTGAGCCTGCGCCGACTGGTACGGGTCCGGAGCGCTCGGTGCCGACTTACCGCCCATTACATCACCGCCCTCTGCGCGAGGGGCGCGCCGGTACCGCCGCCCATCTGACCGAGCGCATTGGCGAGCATCTGAGGCCTATTCCCGACCGGCGGCTGCTGCCCCTGGTTAAGTGGTGGCAGAGATCCCCCTCGAGGAGGCTGCCCGACACCCGGCCGCAGCTGCGCCTCGCCCGGTACAGAGTACCGAGGTTGCATGTTCGTGATCGGCGCCGATCCCATGACCGGATAACTGGCACCGGGGATGCCGCTAGCTGTGCCCGCGGGCGGGCTGTAGGCCGCCGGTTTCGCGCCGCCACCGCTCATCCCGGGTCGAAAATTGTTTGCGCCCATGAAACCGCCCTACGTTGAGGAATCGACACTCCTCGCGGAGCATGCCATAAACGATCAAATCATCACCGTTTGGAAGGATTTTGCGCACGAGGCCCTCTCGGACGAACCCTAAGTGCTCATCGAAGCGCTGCGCCGGTAGGTTGCGAGAAGGCACCAGCCCGGTCACGCGCCTACACCCGAGCTGCTCGAAGGGATATCTGAATCCCTCGCCCAGGAATGACTTGCATAGCCAGCGACGCCCCGGAAGCGCCGCGACGTGCATATGGATGTCGGTGCGGGTGTAGTTCTGGTAGATCACGCCGGCCAGTAGTGCGCCAGTCTGGTCCGCGAGACCGATCGCTGTATAGGGTGTCGTACCAAACTCGAACACATCGATCTTGGACGCCACCCACTCCGCGACGCGCTTGTCCTGGTTGGCGATAATGAACCTACCCATAGAAAAAGCTGCCTTTCTTGTAGAGGAAGTTAGTTGATTGCCACTTGGCTGTCACTCCATTGACATTGGCCTTCATCTGCATGGAAGACGAATATCCTGTTCCATTCAAACCGATCCAAGGTTTGATGATCTGCTGGTTATCTCCCCATGACGATACGTTCCACATTGCAACATTCCATTGAGCTCCGGTCACGGTGGATACTGGAATCGTCTCGGGAAACGCAGTCGTGCTGAAGTCAGTTAGCAAGTTGATGACGACCGTGAGCGCCCCGCCCACCTGGAATATCGGCTGGCACTGCGTATAAATCTTGAGTAGCTCGGGGTCCCCGAAATAGGAGAAGGCCGGCTGAGCTGTGACTATGTACGAATTACCATCATCATTATTACCAACATCTCCTTGGGCCACATATCCCGAAGCTCCAAAGTATATGTTGTTTGACATCAACTCGAAGCAGAATGGATTCCATGATGATAAGATCTGACCCCACGTGCTCCAGGCTCCCGATATTGTGTTCTGGACGAACTGAAAGCTAGCCGTGGCCGAAATGGGCACATTGACGACGATCTTCTGCCCGGTCGGATACAGAACGACCTGCCAGCCGAAGTTTTGGCCGAAAGTCTGCGCGTTGCCGTTGATGGCCGTGCGGATCTTGTCCGTGATGGCTACGGTCGGCTGAGAGCGGTCGGTGACCAACGCCTTAGAGATGGGGATCAAGCCATCCGTCGTCAGTAGCGCGGCATCAGAGCCTATCTTGGCCCATGCCCGTCGCCCCACTGCCAGCGGGGATCCGATCTGGAAGTGACCCACCTCGAACCATGTCGATGCCTGGGCCGGATCGAATCCCTCGAACATCACGACCTCACCCTGGGTGGAGACGAACGCGATGTAGTCAGTGATGCCGGCCGAGTTGTCCACGCTGTTGGTCACGATGCAGGCGAGAGATCCGCCCTGATTGAAGTTCGGCCCCATCGGCAGAAGAGTCATTGCTCCCGCGAATACGTTTTGCGGCAGGTAGTACACGTTCAGCGTGCCGGCCTGCACGAACCACAGGCGGCTTTTGTACCGGACGACCTGACTCAGGGATGTGAGCGGCGAGGGGCCCGAGGTCCAGGCATAGGGCGAACTCGACGCCGTGATCGAATGCCACGTCCCATCGTAGATCAGTGGATTATCCACGCCATTTGCCAGCACTAGCGCTTCGGCTGTACCAGTGCCTAACATAGTCCAGTCGTATTGGACGTTAGTGACCTGCTGGATAGTGTTGCCGGCACCGCCGACCACAGGAGATCCCGCGGACCCTCCACCAGCATTGTCGACGCGGTAGATAGATCCAACACCAGCAGAGATGACTCCGGCGAAAAGAAGGTTGAGGCCGCTGATAGCGTTATAGGCCATGACCGACAGGCAGTTTCCTGTGAACGTCGCGAGTGTTGCCTTGCCGCGCCGGAGTTCCACCCAGCTCGGCTGGCAGAACATGTTGTCGAGAACAATGGCGTCCGTCTCAGGCATGTTAGCCAGAGCATCGCGCGCATTGATGCCGCCGACTGGCGCGGCTAGCGTATATCCCTGCGCCTCAGGCTGAGTGGCCTGCTGCAGGCGTAGTTGGCGGATGGCGGAGGCGCGCGGCACTCATAACTCCTAACTTCCGAATCCTGTGTCAGGCACGTTGGATGAATTCAGTAGCCTAATTCCCGACGCCCGCGCGTTCAGTGGAAGATTTCGCGCCATCTGTGTGCGACCAGTGATGGCGGCGACCTTATCGTCATACTCCTGCCACTCATCTGCCCAGGCCATGCCGAGAGCCTTGAGAACTCGCCACTTGAGAGACATAGTGATGAGGTCTTCCGGGATAACGGCCGTGTCCGTGTCGAGCACGAATGCTGTCTGCACAGCCACTGTCGGCGCGCCGCTCAGAGCCACCCAATTTATTGAGGCGTACTCGAGTACTAGTTGATCTGCGATCGGACTGGCCTGCCCCGTCGGCACATACGGCGCCGGATTCACGAATATCTGCCCGGCCATGAGCCGGTAGCGAAGACGCGGACCCACTGGACTGATGCCCGACTTGAGAACCTGCCACTCCTGGGCATTTACAGGCCCGAGCAGCTGCCACCGGAAGTTACGATCCCATCCTGTTTGCGGGATGAAGTAGTTTAGGTCGGACGGCTGCGGATATGCCTCCTGCCCAAATGCCAGAGACGAGTCGACGCCCGTCACGCTGAGGGTGGGCACTGTGGAGTTCTGAGACATCGTCAAAGTGCCGGCGCCCGAATTCACGGATACGACGGCGGCGTCATTCAGAGCGAACGTAGAAGCCACCTGCCATCCGGGCTGAACACCAGCCAGATTGATGCCAGTGATATTCGTAATGACCGGAGAATTCGCCGTGAATGTCCCAGTGAATGGCCCAATGCCGACCAGGTTGAATAGAAACTGCTTGCGCAGCGCCGGCCAGTAGTCCGACGCCTTTGTCACGTCCCGCAGCTCGAACCCGGATCGATTGGCGAGAGCGAATGCCTTGATGACATTCGAGTCGGTGTTGCCGACGACCGTAGATGGCGGCGCCAGTCCTATCTCACCGAAAGCCTGCTGTACGATCGTGAGCAGCGACATCAGGCATCTTCCTTTTCCTCAGCGCTCTCAACGATCTCCCGGGTGCGCTTCGAGATCTTCACGGAGGCTGTCTTCAGCGGCTGAGGCGCGGGAGGCGCGGCCGCCTGCATCATCGGCGCCTGTGCCCGCATACCCTGCGCAAACTGCGCCTGCATGTTCACGATGGTCGCCTCGAGCTGCTTGATCTTCTCATCCTGCAGAGCGACCTTTTCCTCTGCCCGTGACGCCTTGGCTTGCTCGCTGGCGACGATCTTGTTGCGCGTGCGCTCGTCGATCGCGGCCCGCGCCAGGTCGCGGTACTTGCGGCCGCCCATGATGGCGCCGGCATTGGCGTCTGACAGCGCGGCGAGTGCCTCAACCGTGGGGATGCTGAGGAGCTTGAGGGATTCGGCGTACGATCGCGTGACGACGCCCCACTCCTCGATCGGCCAGCCATCATCGGCTTTCTCGCCGCGGCGCATGAACCGCGCCCAGGCATTGGGGTACTTCGCGGTGTCGGGCCGATCACCGTTCGGACACTGCTGTAGCACCTCCCACGTCGTGTGATATTCACCCGAATCGGGATCTATCGCGGTGTCATACTCGATGCCGGACGCCAGCGTATCCCACACGGTCTTGGAGTTGCCCGGCGCCACGATGCGCACCCAAATGCGGTCCTGGAAGATGGGAAAGCCCATGCTCTCCGTCAGGTATTCCATCGGATATGGCTTGATGTAGAACTCAACAATCAACTCTCCGTCGAGCCCCGCTCCGCCCTCTCCCGAACGGCCATAGAGGACACGGCTCGAGTCCGACTTCGGGCTTTCGAGCATGCGCGGGGGTGCGAACTGCGGCATATCGAGACTCATAGTGATTTTCTCCAACAGAAGTTTGCGCCGACCTCGACCTCACCAAACACTTCCTCGACCGCTCGCTTGACGCCCCATTGGGGATAGTCCGTGTTGTCATAGTCGTGGCCGGATATGAAGCCGCCCGGTTTGATCTTCGGTAGCCAAGCCTTGATATCCGCCAGGCAACACTCGTAAGAGTGATCAGCGTCAATAAAGACGAAGTCCAGTGACTCATCGGGCACCTTTGAGGCGACCGCCAATGACGTCGACCTCATAATCAGGGCACGCTGTCCGGCGAAGCGCACGGCCTTGACGGTCGATTCGTAGTAATGGTCCTGCTCGTGCTGGTTGAGCGATCCATGGAACTCGCCGAGTCCTTCTTCGCCATTGCCCGGAGCCCACGGGTCGACCATCAGGAGTTTCATGTCGGGACGATTCAGCAATAGACGCTGGGAGAGCGCACCGGTGAACACACCTATTTCCGCGCCCTGTGGGTGCGATATATCCTTAAGCCAAGACAGAATCTGCTGGGCGCGCTCGTCGACCGATGGCGGCTTCAGCAAGGAGGCAATGTGCGGGATCAGGCCATCACCGAAGACGCGAATGACGCAGCCCTTCTCGAGAAGGAGCGGGACATGCTCTTTGAAGTCCTCCGCTTGAGTGACCATCCAGGGTGCGCAGCGGAATGAGCGTCCACCGACGCGCACGTCGAGCGTCTTCTCACCGTCGTTGAGAGACTGAGGGTAGGCGTGATGGTGCGCGCCGTCGTCGTAGCTCGAGTCGAAGCCGAAGAGGTTGATATGGCGGTGGCCGAGCATGTAGGCGAGGACAATGGCCTTCATACCGACCGTGGTGCCGCCGCCTATGCTAGGCACGTCGGCTTTGTCGAGTAGAGGTTGATACGATGTCATGGCTGCGTGCCAACAGACAAGATCGTCACCAGCCCACTGCAGAACGCCAGGATGACATTGCGAGGCGTAGTACTTGGGTATGGCGTCTCCCATATGCACGAAGTTCATCATCTCAATGCGCGCATCTAACATTATATGCGCATCTTCACGAATGCCATTCTGTCGAAGGAATTCATGGGCGCCATTCGTAGCGTAGACCTTCGCACCGGACATCTGCATGCCGCGGATGTAGAATAGATTCGTCTCGAGACTCGGGCCACCGCCAACGATGATTGCGGTACGCGTGTCATTGCCAGCCTTTACCCATCTACAGTCTCGCGCCATCGCCGAGAGTACATTAGCGCGTAGCTGGTCGTCCGGCACGTTGGATTGCACGATCCACTCGATCGCAGAGCCGCCCCCTACTTTCCAGACTTCCGGAACCCAACCAGAAGTGACCTCATGGGGCCGGGGGTGGCCGTGGAAGAATACGACCGAGGTGCCGCGTGGAATCTGGGTGCGGCAGTCAACCTTGAAGCTACGGAATTTGCCGGGGAAGATGTCTTGCCATAGGTCAATTGGCCAATTCCACCCTTGTGAAATACATTGTTCAAACCATTCCTGATCTCCTCCCGATGGCAAAGGGCATCCTTGTTGATACCATCTCTGCCAAAAAAGATGGGTACAATTCAGAGATTCCCACGCCATTACACTGGATTGAAGCCCATTAGGACGGTATGCATCCCTAAGAATGGCAAACGGACCATTATATCGCGCAATCTCATCCAGAGGACCCGTGATGACCGTATCCAGATCGAAGTACAACACCCTCTCGCCCGGAGGAAATGTATCGCTGCAGAACAAGTACATCTTGTTCCACCACCCCTCCAGTCCCTCGGGCAGAGGCCTGGCTTTGATACCAGTCTCTAGCCCGATAGGGTCATCCGTGAAACAGGTAAAGTCTCCTGAAAATCCCGCAGGTAGATTCCGCCGCACCATGTCAAACAGGGTGTTGACATACTTAGGGCCGTACAGCTTGCCCCACTTCACACAACATACCCTTAACATCTGAATTCTCCAATGCCGAGGTGCTTTCTAGCGTTTCTTCTGGAGCACTGGATACAGTATCTTCTTCCTCCGTAAAAGGCGGTATTTTCCTCATTCATTGCATGTCCATGCTTGCAATGAGTCTGTGGATTTGAACGCCTTTTCAAGTTGATGGATGGCCCAAGACCTCTCTGAAAATTCACCTTCTGAGGGACCGCTTCGAGATGCTCGGGATTTACGCAGTTACGGAGGCGGCATAAATGATCAATGACGAGGGACCCATCTATCGATTGCAGATTGTGATGTATGCGATAAGCGAAGCGATGAGCGTATTCGTTCTCCTGACGCTCGTTCCTAACTTTCCCGTATCCATTCTGGGAAATGGCGCCTTGCCATAGAACGCAACCTGAAGGATCAGTGGTGCACCGCTTCGCGAATCGCTCAATCACTCAGGCACCCTCGAGCTGACCGTGGTTGGGGTAGTAGACCAATACCAGACTCTGCGTTGATGTGGTGGTTGAAGTGGCGATGCGGCTTCCGAGGATCGCACCGCCGGCCGAAGCCGTTCCATAGATGCGACCCGCCGTGCCTGATACATACCCCGCCGTATTCGGCGTGATCTGCACAGCCGTCTTCAAGGTCCACGCCCGGCCGCTGATCTGATACCAGGCGACCGTGATCTGGTTGGCCTGAGATGCGAGGCCGGAGCCATCGTAGAGTGGCGTGATCGGGAAGACCGTACCCTGCGTGAGAGCCTGGGAGGTGGCGCCCACCGCCGCGCTCGATACCGCTACCGCGACCGGCACGCTCGTCTTCTGGCTCGTGGCCTTCGCCGGCAGAGTCGTAATCAGGTAGGTAGCATCCCACTGGACCAGCGTGCCTACAGGTAGTGCATTCGACACCGGGTTACGCAGAGCGATGAACTCAGCCCATCCCAATGTCGGTTCCCACGCAGTTATGATCTGCCCGGGCGAGACAGGGAAAATAGGCGTAGGTAGCACCGGGCTTGTCACAGTTCCGGGTGTGGTCGCGGCCGACTCAGGCTTCAGAAATACCGTGTTGAATCCCGCATATGGACCTGGCAGATCCGCCCATACACGCCCTATATCGTAGTCGCCGAGCTGGTTGTTCTGAGCCACCCAGTTGTAAGAGACGCCATTGGTCACGGTGGTTGGAAATCCCGGAGGCACGTAGGTCTGCGAGGCGAAAGGCGATACCGGGGTTGCTTTGAGTGTGATGATTCCCATATATCTCTCCTTACGCGGCCAACAGGCCCTGGAGGAAGCGATTCGACGTGGTCATGTTGCCGGCGAAGCCGACGAGCTTAACCATCGCATCCTGGTTGACCGCAAAACGCTCGTCCCCGAGGGGCGAAAAGTTTCGATCCTGATGGGGGCGGAAGAATATGTACTTCGTGTTCAGGAAGAACATTGTGTTAGTAGGAGCGCCGCCACCTAAGCCGCCGTCCAGAACCACGTCGCAGTTCATATACTTCAAGGTCTGGAAGCCGAGCTCGGCCAGATCCTCATCGCCGACACGCTGCAGGGCCTGCATACTCTCCAGGTAGTAGCGGTAGAAGTTGTTGTCGGCAACGATCAGATCCGGCGCATCGGCGCCGCGCACCAACTGTAGGTAGACGCGGTTCATGTAGGTCTGGATGGTGGCCGTCGAGACAGCGGCGCCGCCCGTGGTCAAGCCGCTGAAGAATACGTTGCGCCAGAACTGCCACACTGACGGATCAATACCGCCCACTATCCCGGAAGAAGGCGTCGCGGATACCAACAGCTGAAGGCCACCAATCTGCCGTCCGCCATCCGCAGTGCCGTTTGAATAGATGTCTAGGGCGACGTTGTTGGTGAGAGTCTGCTCGGCGTTCTCGATGCGCCCTTCCAACAGGTCTATAATCGCCTCTTCGCCGGAGTTCTGTAGCATCTCGAGGCCCGAGATGGAGACGGCGACCGCGGCCTGGGCATAGTTGTACTCGGCTCCGGTGAAGACATCAGACGGGCTGATGTTGAGGGCCTCGTACCCGGAGTATCGCTTGTAGGTGCCGTTTTCCTGGTAGTTGAGTTCCTGGACGATGGTTCGACCACCGGAAACAGGTTTGACCCGGCCGCGCGCTCTCAATCGATAGAGCAGAGCATTGTTTTTCGTGACGTTGTCGGCCAACTTACCCGTGCGATTGCGCAGGGTCGTGGTCACGATTTCCGTCATCGTGGCTGAAGGATTGATAAGTGCCATGATAACTCCCGAAAAGGTTTAGACGCGCGATTTCGCTTCCGCGAACGCGGCTCTTAATTCGTCTCCAATCGAGCGATTTCCTGTGCCATTGGCTTGCGGGGGTGAGCCCGCACCAGTGCGCAGTGAACCGCCTTTGCGACGGGCAGCTTCTGCCTTGCGTCGCTTGTCCTCCGCGGCCTGTGCGGCGGCCTGTGCCTGCTGCTCGATTGCTTTGGAGGTCTCGGGATGAGCCTTGACGGCAAGTTGGTAGGCTTCTTCGAGCGTCGTTGCATTCCCCGCTGATAAGATGGCGGACATGAGTCCGGTCAATGTCTCGAAGTGGGGAAAAGACGGTTGGCCGTTGGCATCGACTTTCGAGCGGAAGGCTTCAATCTCGCTGTGTGTCGCTTCGATCTCCGCTTGTTCGCGCTGCTGCGCCTCGGCCCGCTGGCGAGCCTGTAACCGTTGATCGACGGCTCTATCGACGAGCTGGTCGATTGGAACGTTGGACTGCTGTGTGTTTTGAGGCTGAGCGCCGGACTGCTGGGATTGCATCCCCAGTGCCCGTAAATCGACTCCGTTCTGGGCAGCCAGCTGGCGAAAGATATTCGCGCGATTGCCGGGATCGGAGTTGTGAATCTGGTTGATGATGCTGAGCACTTCTCTGAACAGGCCGACGGGATTGCCGCCGCGCGCCTGAATCATCGGCGCGAACTCATTCGCGGCCAGCATGAACTGATTGCCGACGCCGCGGATCTCGTCGTGCTCGGTGATGCGGCGATGGGCTTCCTGCTCGCGGCGCGCTACGATCTGCTGCGCGGCGGCCGGGAGCTGGGACCAGAGCTGCTTCTCTTGAGCGCTCCAGCTTTGGGGAGCGGGGAGAGCTACATGGGCAGCGGGTTGCTGTCCAGAAACTGCAGGTACCTGTTCACCACCAGATTGGCTATTTTCGGGCTGTTGCGTCTGCTGCGAGGATTTATCAGGTACCGCCTGATCAGCACCCGATGCCGCCTGTCGCGATGCAAAGCGTCCATTGGTACCCCTTCCGTCGCCGCGATCCGAAACAGGAGAACCTGAGTGATCTGCTCCAGCGTCATCCCCACTCTCATCTCTGGCGTTAATCTCATCGCGCGCAGCCTCGATCTCCTCGCGGATGCTACGCTCTTTGGGCTCAGGCGTATCGTCGGCGACGACTTCGTCTTCTTGTATAAGCTCAGCCATCAGCTCTCATCCCCAACGGTCGGTGCGCCGTTTGTGGTGCAGCAGGAGTTATGTTGTACGGTAGTCGCCCAGTCGCCGCACCAGAAGACTCGGTCGTCTACGACTTTCCACAGAGTAGGTTTCTTCTTCCAGCACTCGTGGCAGCCGAAGACGTGGCCGGGCGAGCCTCCCTTGCGCACGCCATAATTAGCGACGGACGACGAGATGCGAGGTCCGCGCAGCTCGGGGTCGCCCACATCGATCCTTTCCCACAGACCGCAGCTGCCGTACAGAAGGTTGATGATCAGGAAAGGGTAGTTTCCGCTGCCATCCTCTTCCTTGTCGTCGTCGTACACTAGTAGGCAGATGTTTCCCTGACGCTGGTTGCAGCGCCCGCAGGGATAATCGCCTTGGTCATCAAGCGTATGCGTATCGCCGCAGAACTCATCCGCGTACTGCCCCTTTTTGGAGGCGCGCATGCGGTTGTGATCGACCTGAATGGCCAGCTTCGGAGTCAGCGCGGCCGGCTGGATGAACATGCCGTTCTTGTCGCGCGGGTAATCCACGACCGGGCGGCGCGGGCCGGGCGCGTCACGGTCCTTCTTGGCGGACAGAGCGGCTTGTAGCTCCTCGCGGACGCTACCCATTGCGCTCCCTTAGCCCCCCGCGCCGCGTATCCGGCACAGTGTGCTTCGCGATCGCAGCCTTCAAACTCTCACGCACCTCTTTCTTGGTGACGGTACGGCGCATCTCCTTGGTCGGCTTGATCGGCGCGTCCCCCAGCTCCACCAGACGATTGCGCTTGAGAAACTTGCGATGCTGGTCCCGGCTGGTGATCGGCTTCCCCATCATGTCGCCGCCGACCGCGATGTAGGGCTTGATGTCACCGATGCCGACGCAGGGGGAAATGACGCGGGTGACCGGGTGCGGATGCTCGGGCGGGACGCGATAGTCCGACATCGAGCGAAAAACCTCGATTTCGCCGCACTCATCGCAGTTCCAGACATACGTTGGCATTGATTTACCCCTGAAACGGACTGTATCACTGCCGCGCTAAAGGTTCACTCTTTGGCATGTCCATTGGCCTTCGGCATCGACTTCTCGTGCTGCCTCTGTTTCTCCCCCTCCTGGGCCTGGTGGTGAAGGTCCTGGTCGTGCTGCTCGCCCTGGTGATCGAGGTCCATGCGCTTCTCGTTCAGCTTCACATGCGCCTCCATCTGGGCAATATGGATCTTCGCTACGACCTCGAACTGCACCTTTTCAGCCTCGAAGCGATTCTTCATCTCCTGGATCTGCATGTCGCTTGATGCTTTCAGCTGAGCCTTATGTGCCTCAAGATTGGCCTGCATCTGCAAATCGTGGTCAGCGCGGACCTGCTCCATCTGATTCTTGACCGATTCCTGCTGGGCCTCTGCTTGCTGCTTGGCCTGGGCGATCTGCGCGTCCAGCTTGGCTTGCTGCGCGGCGATGGTGAGCTTGACTTGCCCTTCGGCCATCGCCTTCTGCACCTCTGGCGGAGGCCCCTTGGGCTGGCTGGCCGACTTCTGCAGCGCGTCCATGGCGTCCTCGAAGGCCTGCTCGATGGGGCGCGCCGACTTAAATGACCGGATGGCGAACATCATCAGCTCGCCGAGCATCGGAATAATCTCCGGCGCAGTGCTACCGGCCATGATGGCCTTGTCGAGGAATCCGCCGACTGCGGTGACGAGCTCGACGCGCGAGTTCTTCTCGGCGTCGTCGTCCATCCTAATCGTGGAATCTGTCTCGATGTCGAGGCGGAACTCGCGGTGCATCGGGTTCTGCAAGAGCTGCTCGATCTCTTCCCAGGTGGGCAGCTCCAGTAGGGCCAGTTTCTCGGGACTCTGCGGGGCCTGACCGGGTGCCGTCGACATTCCGCTCGGAGGCGCCCCCGGATGCATCATCCCCGGCGCCGCCGGAGCACCCTGAGCTGCGCCTGGCGCTGATAGTGGCTGGCCCTGAGGACCTTGCCAGCCCCGTCCTGGCTGAGCGGTTTGTTGAGCTTGAGTAGCGGCAGCCTGTTGCTGCTGGATGAGTTGCAACTGGAGTTGGAGTTGCTGCTTTTCAACGTTGGTGAGGAGCTTGACTCCGCTGATCTGCTTGAGTGTGTCGATATCATAGCCTGCGACGATTTCTCCGACGATCCTGATCGTGTCACGCGCGAACCTCTGGACCTCAGTCTGGGCATCTTGGATGCGTAGGATGCTGAAGTTTCCCTTAATCTCCTGGGCGGTGGCTGTCTCATTTGGATCGCTGAAGCCGCGCACGATGTCGGCAATACCAGTGAGTTGATAGACATCCTCAATTAAACTCTGTCTCTGCTCACGCAGCTGAGAGAGGGTCTCGGCGATCTCCTGCAGGGGTAGCAGCTCGAACGAGCCCGCCAGCCCTCCCTTGTCCTTCATCGCGGCCCAGCCGCTCACCGGAACTAGTTGGTTTTCCACGCCTTCCGAAAGAAGACGATCCAACGCTTCCGCCGACGCATCTCTAACTCCCGCCACTTTGAGCGCCTTCGAGATAGCCACGATACGAGTCGACAGCTCATCGATCTCGTTCGCCTGATCCTGATAGAAGGTGTAATTCGGTGTCGGTAGCAACTCGTCACTGAGCGCATTGGCCATCAAGGGCCGAGGGCAGGGGAAGAATCGATGCAGTCCAAGGTCGTCATCCCGCTTGTCGAGCAGCTTCGGGAAGTTCTTCACTAGCCAGTATCGTTTGCGCTCCTTCTTGTCGTGGACCTCGTAGACCACGGCCTTTTTGCGCGTGATGCGGATCTGAGTATCAGTGAGATTCTTCGGGGACCAGTCGAGTGGGATCTGCATAATCTCCTCCTCACTCAGATCTGAGAACCGCTCTCGCAGCTCGTCGCGGTCCATGTAGGCGCGCTTCCAAAGCAACCTGACTTCCTGCCAGGTGCGCGCCCAGGACCAACCCATGTCCTCCCAGGAGACGTAGTCAATGATGGTCTCCTCGTACTTGAGCTGCTCCTCCTGAACCTCGTCCTCCTGGTCCGAGGTGACGGCCGCGCCCTCGACCTTGGTTTCCTCGTTCTGTTCGCCTGGGTCGGCGCCCTCGTCTTTCGCCGCTGGCGTCTCGGGCTTGTGGAAGTGCGGCTCGTATCTAACCCAAACACAGGCCATTCCAGGTAGCTCATAGTCCTGGATGGCTAACCTCATCAAATAGAAAAAGTCGTTGACATTATCAAGGGTGTATTCAATCGACCTCTCCAGGATCTCCGCCGCCGTGCGTCCGATAGGGTCGCGATCCTTGTATCGCCGTTCAACAATCGGCTTAGGATTGCGTGCATACAGCGCGGGCAGACGCGTCTGGATATTCGCCCACAGGATGTTATAGCGAGTAATGGCGTCTTCTCGTGGACTGCGCACATCTCGATACTTTTTGAGGATCTTTCGGCCTCGACGCAAAAAATTATCGAAGATACGTTCATGGGTGTCGATTTCGTCTTTGAGCCACGCGACGACTGGAGTGAGTTGTAGTCCTGGATGCGGGTTGGGCGATGCCCACTGATCCTCTGTCCCGCGCTTTTTCAAGCGCTTGGCCGGCGAGCCATCGGGCATGAGAATGCGGGCCATTTACGCTACCACACGCAGACGACACATAGGCCATTGCCGCCGTTTCCACCGGCGCCAGAGGGCTGTGTCGCAATTGAGCTGCCTCCACCCCCACCCCCGCATCCAATAGCGCCATTACCCCCTGCAAATCCTGCGCCGGTTGCACTGGAGGCACCGCCAGCTCCGGCAGATCCGCAGACGTATGCCACATCATTCGTGCCATTTGGGCCGGCACCCGCCCCTCCCATAGCTTGGATATCGGTCGATGTGCAGGGGGTATATCCGCCGTTACCGCCATTTTGCGAGACTGGTACTGCTGCTAATCCCGCCCCTGACCCACCTCCGGCACCCCCGTAGCCAGCATTGCCACCGGGATTTCCTGCTCCACCTGAGGAACATCCGGCACCCCCCGCCCCTGCAACGAGTCCGCTTGCTGGAGGAAGTGCTGCTCCCCCGCCCCCGATTGTGCCGCCTCCAGGACCTGCTGCCCCTCCAGAGGATCCTGTAGCCGAGCCGCCTGCTCCTGATATTCCCGCGCCGCCGCCGCCGCCGCTACTTGAGGCGGACAAACCCCCAACTCCGGCCCCGCCAGCGAAGCCAATGACGAATTGGTCGAATACCGTGTTACCAGATGGCATCGAACCGGAATTACCATTTCCTCCGGTGACAGATGCGCCGCCCGCACCGCCAGTGGGCACAGTTACTACGCATGTAGCCGGTAGTGCAGCCAACGGCATCGTCGCTTCCCCGAATAATCCGCCTCCTCCCGCGCCTCCCCCAGAGCATACAGTACCCGGTCCAACGGATGCTCCAGAACCGCCGCCCCCGGCAGGACCTATGCAGATGATTCTGGCAAATGTGCCGATGGGATAAGGGTTTATCCAAGTTCCATTGGTGGTGAATGTCTGAACCTGGGTAGGGATTTGAGGAGAATATGTAGTCTCCATATCACGATCCCGCGTACGCAGTAACATCTATAATGGCCGTACCGGTCTGGCCGATGAACCTTAAATTTTGTTGGCCATGGGCGGTATATCGTAGTTCCTGACCGATCGCCAGCGGATATCCAATGGCGGCCGTGGGCGCGACACCATCATCGCGCCATCGCACCGCCGCGGTCTCGCATTGGATAATGAGCAGCTGAGTGCCCGCAGGAATACCGGCCGCTGTCGCGCTTCCGAAAGTGAGAGAACTAACTAAGGTGCTCGCCGCCAGGGCGCCCGATTGCGCGTAGCCGAGCGGCGACTCGGCCATGTATCCCTGTTGCATGTTAGCTGATTACCTGCCAGTCAGTCGCCAGGACATCTACCTGCTCGGGTACCCAGCCGAAATGGACGCCATTTCCCGGGACGTATAAAGTCAGGATTGGCGCCACATTGACCACCCCACCGGGCAATGACGCCACAAGAGCCGACAGCGCTGCATTTGTGAAGTCTTCCGCGGGCACACCAGTGACAGACGCCGTCAAAAACAACTGCCAATTACGACCCTCCGTCACCCAAACGGCTCTCTGCACTACCGAACCTGACTGCATGGCCGAGACGGCCTGACTGATGTTCATTGTCATTGAGATTCTCCGGATTGAGTTGCGGTGATTTGAGTGAGGCTTTCATGAGCCTCAGGGGAGAGGCCTAACTGGAAGTGGAATAGCGACCATTCAGGGCCGCGTTTTTTGGCTAGGGTCTCGGCACGGGTGCGGGAGAAGACTGACTGAGCACCATCGCGGGTAGTGATAAATCGACCCTGGTTGTCGTACTTACCTACCTGCCATTCGACGAGTTCTGTTTTCATAGCGCCCTCATGGCGCCCTCATCCAGATTAGGCGAAACCTGCCAAGTCTCATCGGTATCATATCCTCTCACTCCTCGTCGGCAGTCTCTCTTTCGGAAAGAACACATCATCCGCCGTGAGATCTTGCAGGAATTTCGGCTTCGGTTTGTCCTCCGCAGCCTTGATCGGCTGCCAAACCTGTCCGATGATCTCGAAGGCGTCAGAGCCGTGGGATGACCAGTCGTGAAAAGGCTCGTCCGACAGCATCTTACGCTTCTCATCATATGCGAAGTGGTAACTCGATAGAGCGTCTCGCCCCTTCTCGGTAGCATCCTTGTCGAACCAGCAATACTCCAGAGTCTTACGCGCGGCGCTGATCTGATCCATCTGGTTGATGGCCGGGATAACATTCATCGAGTATCCCCAGTCATGCATAAGGTCTCCGAATGAGCGGCCGCCGGCAGCCAGGGTCTTGGCGGCCGTGTCATGTGGGCCATAGTGCTGACCGTACTTGTAATAGGCGCGGTGCCCATGGCCGACCAGAATGTTTTGCCGAGTCACGCGGCCGCCGGCGAACCCCTTGCGAGGCGCCTCAAGCTTGTGGCCGGCCAGGATCTCGGCGTAGTGCTGAGCGTCCTTGCCGGTATTATGATAGTAATCAATGATATGGACTTCATTCCTCGAAATCTGGAAGAACCATATCGCAGTGGCGTCGCTGTATCCTAAATCCCAGGCTGTATGGACCTCGACGGATCTGTCATGAGGCACCAGGGTGATTCGGCCCTCAGCGTCGAGCTTGCGTAGCTGGCGCGCGTAGATGGCACCCAGGATGGCCGCTTCGAACGAGCATAGGTACTCCTGCTCGAACATATTCTGGCCCATTTCGTCGCCGTACTCACTGATCAGCTCGGATCGCTCCTCCTCCAACTCGGCCTCGGTGAAGACACTGGTTTCCGTGGCCGGCAGCACTTGGTGAAACCAGCCCTGCGCGGCCTTGGCAGCCTCTAGGAGTTTGAGTCCGTGGTTCTTGCCGCGCGGAGTGGTGATGAAGATGGCCCAACCCCCGTTCTCTCTCAATATGGGGCGCATATAGGCCCAGGCGTGGGGATCAGCCAGAGCCCATTCGGAAAATACGATACCAACTGGTGGAGATCCAACCAGCGCGTTGTAGTTATCACTGCCGACCACCTGCCAGAACGAGCCGTTGTGCAGCTCGATCTTCATCTCGTTGTTGAGAACTCGCTTGCACAGGATAGGGGGAAAGGCCTCATGTATGCGGCGCTTGCCGGTGTGTGGGTTGATGGCATCCCAGATGGCTTTACGCGCCTGCTCAGCCTGGGGAAGCATGTGCCAGTAGTTGCCAACGCGCTGGTGAGCGGCGTAACAGGCCCAGTGCATGGCCACGTCATCTTTGCCGGCCCGACGGTGCCAGACGGCATAGGCGCGTTTACCGCCGGCGGCGAGGTAGTTCCAGAGCAGGTCCTGGTGAGGCTCGGTGTACCAGGACCCGAAGACGTCGAACTCAGTGAGTGTGGACTGTTCCATGTTCCACGGAATTACCCTTCACTCTCCTGTGAATCCAACGGCTTATGACCGTTCACGCGATCCCTGCGATTTGCGTGGAACATCTCAGGGGGGCGGTCAGTTGGATTGCGGAAGACGAATTGCATGTTGCCCATGACGTTCAGATCTTGCGGCTGAGTTGCGTTGCCGACGACTCTCGAAAGAAGAAACGTTGCCGCCTTTAACTGTGTGATTCCAAAGGGATGTTCCTTTGCATTCTCGATGTGATCGTGAAGCTTTCTGAGGAGCATTCCTACCCGGATTCGTTCCCTAACCCGCTCCGGAGTCCAGAGTGTCTTCTTACGGGCCATGTCAGCTCGCGTTCATCGCCCAGTTATCGCCACCGAAGTAGAACAGGTATGCAGTGAGACCGGTCGCGATGAGAACCCCAGTGCCAGCTGAATTATTCTTTAGGGTACCGAGGGAATTGTTGGGGAAGATGGTTAAATTCTGCCCGCTGTGATTGGCGATAATCATCGTGTCGCCTGGTAGGCACGGGCCATTGGGATTCGTGTTACCCGCTACTGTCACGTCCGCACCGCCGAGAAGTTTGATTGCGCATGCGCCGCTATTCGTCTGGACCACAACGCTATCGGTAGGCGCGAGGGTCGCGGCACCAATGGTCACTGTGTTACTGATCTGCCCCTGAGCCAGTTTAGAAATAAAGCCGGCCTGGGCCTGCCGTTGGAATTCAGGCTCACCGACGAGCCATGTCTGAATCGTCATATCAGTACATCACCGACCGACGTCGGCCCTCCGATCGGGTTTTGGCAGTTCCACTGAGTCGTTCCATGCGGCCCCGGTGCCCTTCGTTGCCGCCGGTGATAATGGCCTCCCGGTTCTTGGCGCGATGCTCGGCCATGTCGATGCCGACTCGGCGTCCCGTGATATTGCCGCTGGTGGTGGGGGGCGCTTTCTGCCCGGGCATGCTAACGCGCCGCTCCTTGGTGTGGACATGATAGCCACCGGTCGAGCTCGCCCCCTTCAGGGTTCCCTCTGATCGGGTGGAGGCCGCGCGATAGCTTTTCGTGGTCGTGCCGTCTGCGCCCTTCCCCATGCCCTTGGCGCCGGAGCTGCCGCGTTTTCCGACA